GCACAAACAAATCTCACAACCGCGATCCTAACAGAGAACGAAAAAAGAAAGAAGAGTGATTTGGAAACTTCGTTGAAGAACGCGGAGACGAAGAAGAAAGAAGTGGATGACCTATTCGCAGAGAATATGAGGAAGGCGGAAGGAGATTTGGAACAACAACAACAACTTCTGGATGCGAAGAGAGCTCTTGACGAACAATATTACACAGAACAACTTTCAAGAGAGGGATTGACCGCAGACCAAATCAAAGCGATCAAGGACAAACAACTTGCGGACACGAGAGCGAACGCGGAAGCACAAATCCTCATAGAACAAAAGAAGTTTGACGCACAACAGAAGTTATTGGGTGCAACCGCAACCGCGATCAACGCAGTCGCAGACATCGTTGGAAAGAACACAGTAGCGGGAAAAGCCCTCGCAGTCGCTGCATCACTAATCAACACATACGCAGCGATCGCGGGACAACTAAAAGCGTTCGCGGGAGTTCCTGTTCCAGGTTATGCGATCGTTCAAGCGGTTGCGACAGGTATTGTTGGTTTCAAAGCAGTAGCGGACATCATCAAGACACCAGTTCCCGCGGGAGGTGATAAAGGGACAACACCACAAGCGACAGGAACTGCGGTTCCAAGACCAAGAGGAATGGCGACAGGTGGTCTCGTTCAAGGAATAGGTGGTCCGAAGAGTGATCTAATACCCGCGATGTTGAGTAATGGTGAGAGTGTTATAAACGCGAACTCAACCTCTATGTTCCGTCCATTATTATCAACAATAAATTCTATTGGTGGTGGTAAGAGATTTGCGGACGGAGGACTTGCAGTCGGAGGGTTTAGTCAAACACAAGCGATGAACGATCTACAATCAACACTTATGTCTCAACAACAACCAATAAAGACCTATGTTGTCGCGTCGGATATGACCTCAAATCAGATGTTAGATAGGAATATAAAATCTCGTTCAACAATTTAAGATTGAACTAATTGAAAAAAATGATATTTATTAGTATATGAACCCCAAAATTATAGAGTTGATTATACAGGAAGGAGATGATGACGCGGGACTTGATGGTATTGCACTCGTGGAACTTCCTGCACACGAAGCGAATTTTGAATTCTTCAACGAACAATCAGTAGAAAAGAAACCTTGTGAGGACGGGGATTGCGAACACTATGTATTGAGTGAGGAACAAATACCAGAGGTTATTAAATTATTCAATTCTTATGGGGAACCACAGGGTCTCTTGGAAGAAGATGGATGGATTATTACAAAGATGGAATATGTTGGAAAACACGAATTCACGAACATCATTAGTAATCCAAATATTGAGAGTGATGAGGATACATCAAGAAGAAGAGTTAGATACAAATATATCGGACCACAAGATGACGACAACAGACCATTCTGTGCAGATATGATGTCCGCGAGAAGAGTTTTTCGTAGAGAGGATATTGACGAAATGAGTATGCAGTCCGTAAATCCTGTTGGACCAATAGGATACGATATTTTTCGCTGGCGTGGAAGCTACAACTGCCGTCATAAGTGGGTAAAACTTTCTTACGAGAAGACAGGAAGAATTATCAATAACGATAGTATAGACGATTTGGTTATTAGTGAGAGAGAAGGAACGAAAGCGGATACACGAAACAAAGCAACAAGAAAAGCAGGTCGTGAAGGAACACCAGAACAACAACAAAGAGATAGTCAGCCGAGAAAAGGTGGTTTCAGTATGAGTAATCCTGATGTAAGTTCTTTAACTCCTTATGTGGATCAGATTACAAAACCAAAGAAAAAACCTGTTCTCAATTCATTACCTATGTTTGAGAAAAAAGAGGACGCGGAGACACTCGCACTCCTAATGGGTTGTAGTGGTTCTCACGAACACAAAGTGGGTGATAAGGTGATGTATATGCCGTGTGAAGAACACCCAAAAGATGAAACAGATTATATCACAGGTGAAGATGGAGAAGACACAGATGATGTGGGTGGAAGTGATAATCCGATGATGAATTATGGATTGGAAGACAGCTGCTGGGAAGGGTATGAGCCAATAGGCCTGAAAATAAATGAAGAAGGAAAAGAGGTTCCAAACTGTGTCCCTGTGGATATGGCGAAGGAGATGATGAAACAAGAGTTTCAATCTTACGATGACTACCCTGAAAGTGCAAGGAACAACGCGTGTAAAGCGATCCGTTGGAAAGAAGAACACGGAGACGAAGTAAAAGGAATGACCCAAGTGGGTTGGATCCGTGCAAATCAATTATGTAAGGGAGAGAAGATTTCGGAAGAAACAATTTCAAGAATGTCTGGTTTCCAAAGACACAAAAAGAATAGTGAAGTATCACCCGAATTCAAAGATACTCCGTGGAAGGACAAAGGATATACCGCGTGGTTAGGATGGGGTGGAACGACTGGAATTGAATGGGCGTCCAACAAACTAAAATCAATTCGTAATGAAATGAGTTTTTCAGTAATGAATACTGATGAGAGGATTGTTGTTGGTCCCGCGATGGTTCCGAACAAAATGATTATTCGTAGAAATGAAATAACAGGTGAAATTTACTATGTGTATTTCACAGAGAAGACGATAAAGTCCTTGCAACAAAAGTATATGCAAGAGAAACTGTTAGACAAAACAAATATAGAACACGGAAGAAAATTCTTGAATGGAGTTTCTATCGTTGAAAGTTGGATTGTAGAGGATCCATCAAAAGATAAACAACAAGTGTTCGGTATGGATTATCCAAAAGGAACTTGGATGATTATGATGAAGGTAGAAGATGATACTGTGTGGGAACAAGTAAAAAGAGGAAAACTGAAAGGTTTTTCAGTTCAAGGATATTTTATAGAGAAAGCCAAATTCTCACACAAGGATAATCTTATTGAAGACATAAAAGAAATTCTAAAACAAGTTAAATGAATTACCAAGATGCAATCAAAAAAATAAACAAACTCCTTGGTCTGTATAAATTCCAATCTTATAAAATCAAAGAAAATGGAAATGAAATTATAACAGAAGGTGATTTGAAGGTGGGAGAACCTATTTATATTATCAATAAAGACGGACAGATCCCCGCACCTGATGGTGAATTTGAATTGGAAGATACAACCAAAATAACAATCAAGGACGGTTTAGTCCAAGAAATAAAATATGACTATATGGAAAAGCAACAAAATTTCGTAGAAGCAACACTTAAAGACGGAACAGTTGTAAAATCCCCAACATTTGATGTAGGCGAAGATGTAATGGTAGTTAGTCCTGATGGAATGGAACAAAAAGCACCCGATGGTGAGCACGAGTTAAAACTCAAAGACACAGAAGGTAAAGAAGTTCTCATCAAGATAATCACCAAAGACGGAAAAATCGTTGAAAGAGAAAATGTTGAACTTCCTTCTAATGAAGAAGAAAAAGTAGAAGAAGGAATGGGACAATTACTACCTGATCTATCCGAGGGTAATGATACTATGGAAGGTTTCAAAAAAGAAGTAATGGCTGTTCTCGGTGAAATCAAAGATAAAATTGATACAATCGTAGCAGACCAAGAAGAAATGAAAAAGAAGGTCTCCAAATTTGCGAAGGAACCCGCAGGAGAACCTATCAGAATGGGTAAAAACCAAATTCAAACTGAAATAAACCAAATGAAAGATGATTATATCTCACAGTTGGTAAGGATCAGACAAGGTTTCAAAAAATAATAAATTTTCTAATAAAAACTATTAAAAGTATGGAAAAGAAAAGACACGACTTTTCATTTAATCTTTCATCACTTTCAACCTACACAGATGAAGTGGGCGGCGAGTTGATAAGAAGAGCAATTTTGGAAAGTGAAACAATTAAAATCATCAAGGTGCAGCCAGGGGTGAAGGGGTCGCAAGCGATCAATCTTCTAAACTCTGACCTTTATGTGCAGGACGGAACTTGTGGATGGGATCCATCAGGTTCTACTATTTATACGCAGAGAGATATTACTGTCTGCCAATATAAAATTAACGAAACGCTGTGCCCCGCAGACCTCAATAATTATTGGCTCGGGCAGCTCTTGACGCCAGGTTCTACGCCTGAAAGCGTTCCGTTTGAGCAGCAGATTTCAGAATTGAAAGTTGCGCAAATCAGTCAATATGTAGAAAATCAAATTTGGGGTGCATCAAGTGCTACAACTTGTTTC